AAGGAAGTCAGTTTCTAGTCAAGGATTTAGTCAAAGAGCGCACATTTCACGTCGTATCGCTGCTTCTTAGTTAAATAACATCGTGATTTTTGAACTAAGAAGCAAAGCGGTTTAAATAAGGAAAACATATTGAACTTAATGGAGATTATAAAAAATGATGAATAAGTACAGTAAAGGGCCAATGCCATTTAGATATGCGTGGTTCCAGATGCTCAACGGAAAGAAAGTAAAGCTGCCCTCATGGGCGGGATACTGGGCCTGGGAAGATGGCACAATCAAGATGCACTGCCGGGACGGATCAGTTATTGATATCCGAGAGACAGATAATCCGGTGCATACATTTTCTAATGTCGCGTCCGACGATTGGATTGTAGTCGACGAATAATAATTTCTGAGATTTTGTTAAAAGAACATAAAAATATATGAGGTGAATATGCCGCCGTACTAAAAGCACCGCCCAGGACCCGTCCTAGGGCGGCATTTTATATGACATTCGATTAATGCAGAAAAGAGGAAAAACCGTTGACATTATATGAATTCATCACAACGTATCTGTCAATAACTCCAAAGACAGGGCTCATTCTTTCAATCGTCGGAATTCTCTCACTGATACAGATTGCTCCGATCAAGGTCAATCCCTGGGATGCCATGCTCGGATGGGTAGGATCGAAAATTAATGCCGGCATAAAAGGACAGCTGGAAGCCGTAAAGCTTCAGGCGGACAGCCAGCAGGAAGAATTCCGGGAATTCTGGATAGACTATCAGAGGGAAGCGATTCTCCGGTTCTCACGGGAGTGCTCGCAGGAGATTCCGCACAGCCGGGAAGAGTGGAACCATATTTTGGATATCATAAGGAGATATGAAAGCTTCTGTGCTAAACACGATATTGCAAATGGAGTGATAGAGGAAAATTCGTCATATCTCAGAGACCTGCATAAGCAGCTCCTTCAGGAGCACAGGATTTGAATCAGGAAGGATGAAACAGACATGAACAGTTTGATTTTTAATATTTTAATGGCACTTATCGTTGCAGTAATCGGCGTGATCGCCAGGGAGCTTCTCCCTTACCTCAGGCAGAAGAGGGATGAGGTGGAGGCCCGCATCCGGAGGACGAAGTGGGCGTGGGCGGCCGACATCATTGACGCCGTTGTCCGCGCGGTTGAGCAGACCGTAGCCGAGGATGTCCACGGAAAGGCGAAGAAGCAGGAAGCTGTCCGCTACATTAAGTATTTATGCGGAAAGTGCGCGATAGAGTTGTCTGACGAGGAAATAGATACACTGATCGAGGCAGCGGTCCATGCCATGAATGAGAATTGCATCGAGGTGGGCGAGCTGAGTATTCCTGAGGATATGCTGACTGAAAATGAATAATTAAGAAGACGGCGGCAGTCCTGAGGGACTGCCTTTTTACTTGTGAAAAAAGTAATTATTTCTGCCAGGATTAATTACGTATACGGCGTAAATCAATAAAATACGTTTTTGTAATTAAACCAGACCCTGAATATGCTGTGTTTATCACAACTTTCCGGGTTAAAGACATATGTGATAATTGTACGGTACAGGGATACGTGACAAGTGGATGCGCTGTCACGTATCCCTGTACGCTTTGCATTACGCAAGGAGGAAGACGATTGAAAATCTGTAAATCGGAAGACGAATATCTCAATCAGATTATTGAGCCCGTGCGAAGGTGTTGTAAACGGTACGGCTACCTTCCGTCGGTGCTGATCGCACAGAGCTGTCTTGAAAACGGGTACGGAATCCGGTCATATTGGGACAACCCGCAAATCGAGGCTCTTATGACCTATAACAACATGGTTGGCATAAAGGTCGAGCTATTGAGTAATTCGTGGACGGGATGCGGCCTTTCGGTATGGCCGGGCGAAAAGCTCAGAAAAAAAACCCCAGAGGTGTACGGGGGAGTTCATGTTGTTATCGATGATGATTTCCGGAAGTACGACAGCATCGAGCAGTCTTTTGCGGACTTCCTTTGCTTCATGACCTGGGGGAGCAACTACGGCAAAGGTGGTACTCCGAAGTATGGCCAGAAAGTTCTTGGAATTAAGAATCCGAAAACTCTGATCAAGACCGTAGCTGGTCTTGGCTATGCGACGGATCCGAGTTATCCGGATAAGGTCATGGACATTGTCAAAAAGCATAACCTGACACAGTATGACGACCTGACAGGCGTTGAGCCTACCAAGTACGTCCCTGCTGTAGCGAACAAAGAAAAGGAGGTGCCGAAAGTGGCAACGAAGAAGTATACATCTGTCAAGGAGGCACTGGCCGTCCTTGGTGTTACACTGATCGACCGTATAGCGCAGAATCGCGGACAGGTACCCGCACACAACGCCAACTCGCACGAGTACTTCGGTGAGCATTATCTCGGCGTGAACGGCAACAACCCCGACCTGTACGGTGGTGGTTACGGCGGGCATTATTACATCGACAGACAAGGCAAGTGCTATCAGGCAGCCCTCCCGACCGACAAGCTCTGGCATGTCGGTGCTTCAAGCGGATTTGTGTATATCCACCCGACGGCCAGGAACCACAACACGGTCGGTGTTGAGTGCGCCACATATACCGCTTCCGGAAAGAACAATGACAATGAGACGTGGTACTTCACCGAAGCGACGCAGGTCACCAGCGCGAAGCTGGCTGCCGCATTCCTGATGGTGTACGGCCTCTCGATCGACAAGCTCCTGCGTCATGGTGATGTTACGACAAAGAACTGCCCGAGTCCGCATAAGCGCGACCAGGGCAAGGGTACGAACTGGACGTGGTCCAGATATAAGACCGAAGTGCAGAAGTACATGGACCAGCTCGCCGGCAAGGCAAGGAAAGTCCTCAGCAAAGGCTCGCAGGGCGATGCCGTCCTTAAGCTGCAGACAGACCTTGACAGCCTTGGATATTACAATGTCAAGATGAACGCGGCTGGCAAGTGGTATGAAGAGCACCTGAAGATTGACGGCGACTTCGGAACGAATACGGAGGAACAGGTGAAACTGTTCCAGCAGTATGAAGGCCTGAAGGTCACCGGAATTGCAGATATCGAGACCCTTGACCTGATCGAAAAGAGGCTTGAGGAGATGGCCGGGTCGAATTCCGACGAGGATTTCACATCGGAAGATATTACAAAGACCATGGGCGAGATTGTAGCAGAAGCCAAGAAAGAGGGATGGACATATGGAAATTCACATGTTTATCCGCCGTGTGCTGATAAAATGGTCTCCTGCGACCGTCTTATTTCCCTCGCTCTTTACAGGCACGGCATCAAGCATCAGCCTCATGGTGGATGGTCTGGGAGCAAGCTCGAAAAAGCCCTTCTCGATATGGGATGGGTGAAAGCTGCGGATCCGGAGAAGGTTACCGGGAATGCTGTCGTCGTCATGTACAAGAACGGCTCCTTCAATCATTCGTACTGGCAGGTCTCATACGATCCGAAGACGGGGATCTGCACGAAATACGATGCAGGAGATACATGGAGATGGAAAGATGCGTCCCAGCCGTTCAAGGTCAAGCGGAACGAATGGACAGACGGGCGTGTGGTAGGAGCGGTCTATGCGATTCCCGAACCGGACAAAACGATGGAGCTCATCCGCGCCGGCCAGCAGAAGTCCATCGAGTTCACGGGTCACAGGATCGCCGTCGATGGAATCTTCGGCACCGAGACCAAGGAGCAGTGCATCCGCGTCATCCAGCGAGCAGCTAATCTGGACTACTCTGCGCATCTCGTCGAAGACGGAAAGCGCGGTCCGCTGACAGATGCAGTTATGGCCGGCCACTACGTCGAGTATGGCGAGACACAGTACATGGTCACTGCTGTGGAGATCATCGCTATGCTCATCGGAAAGGATCCGGACGGTGTAGAGAAGCCGGGACATTACGGCGACGGTCTGGCCAAGGCGCTCGGCACGAAGAAGATCACGTATGCCCAGCTGGTACGCCTGATCGAATCGAAGAAGTAATCCTCGATTAAGTTAAACAATTGTCGTTTTTTGTATCTTAGAATATTGATCATCATTCTAAGAAACACTTTTCGTGATTTCAGCTTGATTTTCTCAAGATAGTCACGAGTTATAACTCGACAGTAACGCAACAATTCGAGTTGGATTCAATTTCAACTCGATTGAATTGAGTTAGATTTAAGCGGGATTCAATCGAGATTCAATTAAGATTGGTACAAGCTGGGTCGAGATTGGTTCAAGATTGGTTCAAGGCATAAAGATAGGGGCGGATAATTCCGTCCCTCTTTT